CGTAGGCCCAGCGGCGCACCTGGGGGGTGAGCCAGGGGATGGGCTGCGGCGTGGGATCGTCGGGGGTCTGGGACGTGATGGCGTTCACTTGTTGTCTCCTTCCTTGACGGCGGCGAGGACGCGTGCGGTGGCCTCGTCGATGTCCACACGGACGTCGGCGGCGGCGCGGGCCGCGACCCTGTTATGCCGCTCCCACGCCTCGCGGATCATGGCCTCGGCGTGGTGCTCGGGGACCTCGGTGAAGCCGCCGATGACGTTGTTGTAGACCTGGGCGCCCACGCGGTCGAGGGCGTCGGCCCCGGCGGACTCGTGAATGAGGACGTAGGCGGTCACGCCGCCGAAGGCGTTGGCGGTGTAGGTGATTCCGAACATGGAGGGGATTCCTTTCCTTGTGGGGGTGGGTTCGGCGCTCGCGTCTGCGGCGTCGAGGACTGGGGGGCGCAGGACATGGGTCCAGGCGCCGGAGATGGTGTAGGGGTGGGAGTAGAACGGGACGACGCGGGTTTCCCCGCCGGTGTCGTCTCCGGGGCCGTCGCCCCACGCCGACCCTCCGATATCGCCCTGGCCGTCGATCCACGCCTCGGCGACGAGGCCACCGGGGATGAGGCCGCCGGTGTGGCCGACGCCGCCCGAGGCGGCCTCGGACAGGAGCACGTCGCCCGGGGCGAGGTTGTCGAGGTCGCCGCCGGTCGCGGCGTAGGGGATCACGGCCCACCCGGCGGCGGCGAGCTCGCCGCGCATATCGCCGGTGTAGGACGCGCTGCCGGTGGGCAGGCCAGCCTGGTAGGCGGCCTCCAGGACGCAGGAGGAGCAATCCCCCTCGAACGTGAAGCCCGCGTCCCACACGCCGCGCGTGCGGCGCACGTCGAGGCGGTGGGGCTGGCTGTAGCCGCCGTCCGCCTGGGTCATCATCCAGGCGAGGCGCGCGGTGAATACATCGACCGCTGTGGTCATTGCGTGTCCTTTCGCTATTAGAGGCCGACGGCGAGCCACATGAGCTCAGTGGACGCCGATATGCCGCTGGTGTTGTTGTAGGCCCAGTAGTGGAAGCCGGTGGTGGTGATGTCGTAGGCGGCAAGAATGAGCCGCTGGTTCCCCGTCTGGAGGAAGACCTTGGGGACGCGGGTGAAGGGCTTGGGGAACTTGATCGTCGCGTCGGTGTTGTCGCCGGGGCCGATGTTGCCCAGGCTGATTGCGCCGGTCTGGAGGGCGCCGGTGAGGGCGTCGATGGCTTGCTTGAGCTCGTCGAAGTTGCCGTTCACGTCTTCGGCGCGAGCGATCTCGCCGGGTACGAACTTCTTCATCATGGTCCTATCGGTTGGGGGTGAGGGTGAGGCGGGTGTCCCACCTGGTGGGGGTGATCTGGTGGCGGATACTGGTGATGAGCACGGCGGATGTCTCGGAGCGCAGGGCGACGCGGGCGGGGGTGAGGGGGTCGAGGGTGGCGGCGCGGGCCATGAGGCGGGCGCGGTCTGCGGGGCCGTGCTCGTGGCAGGCCCATAGGGTGACGGATGAGGGGATGGGGAGGTCGGTCGCGCGGCGCAGGAGGGCGCGGGCGGCCTCGGTGACGCCGGAGGCGAGGGTCATATCGACCTTCGCGGTCGATCCGGCCCATGCCTCGGTAGCGGTGGGGTTGGTGACGGTGGTCTCGGTGTCGTCAGCGCGCCACTCGCCTTTGTCGTCGAGGTGGGCGCCGTGGTTCGTGACGGTGACCGAGCTGATCGTCTCGGAGCTCGACCATGCGGTCGCGATATCGGAGTAGGACCAGATTCCGGCGCTGATGTCGGTGTCGGTGGCGTCGGTGAGGGTGAGGGCGGGGATGTAGCCGGGGCGGGCGCTGGTGATCTCGATGGTGTTGTCACGGTGAACGGTCCACGAGCCGCCGACGGAGGCGGCGAGGGCGTCGAGGTGCTTTGCGAGGCTGGTCTCCCAGACGATGGGGCGCATGGCCGCGTAGGACGTGGAGGGGATCGTGTAGGCGAGGTCCGGGGCGGACCGCATGACGCGGGCGACGCGGGCGGCCCACGTCTCGGTGCCGTCGCCGCCCTCGGCGCGGGCGCCGTAGCGCTTGACGGCGGCGGCGCGGGACACGGCGTCGGAGGCGGTGAGCTCGACGGTGTAGGGGATTCTCGAGTGCGGCTTGGCGGGGGTGACGGTGAGGTCGGTGATGACGCCGGTGAACACGCGGGTGCGCGTGGGCCAGTGGATGAGGCGCACGGGGGTTCCGTGGTGGATGCCGGTCGCGCGTGGGTCGAGGCCGCCGAGGGAGGTCGCAGTGAGGGTTCCGACGCTGGCGGTGATGACGGGGCCGTCGGACTTGACGCCGCGCACGGTGGTGATCGAGGAGACGTGGGGGGTGATGTCCTGCCAGATGAGGCTTGTCGTCTCCTGGTCCCAGGCGCGGGTGTCCCACCGCGTTTGGTTCCACACGAGTTGCCAGGGCTTGGGTGCGCCCCGCGTCCACGAGGCGCGGTCCCAGCGGTCGGTGTCGAGGCGGAGGCCGGTCAGCCAGGCCGGGGAGTACTGGGCTTGCAGGCTCAGGACGTGGCGGGGCTCGGGGTGGGCGGGCATGGGCGTTGCGTCGTCGATGGTGATGCGGATGACGGTCGCGGAGGGGGCGCCGGAGATGTGGGCGTCGAGGTGGGCGGCGGCGGTGCAGGGGGCGGTGAGCGTGTGGGGGCCGGGCCCGTAGTAGCGGCGCGCGGTGTCGCCGATGGAGAGGACGCAGCCGCCCTCGCCGGTGGTGATCGCGATGGTGACCATGAGGCGGTGGCCGGGCACGAGGTTGGTGATGGGGATCGTGACCGCGCTGGCGCCGGTGCGGCGGCGGATGCTGGTGCCAGCGGGGGTGATGGACAGGATGTCGCAGCCGATCCACTCGGCGGGCGGGGGCGGGGGCAGCTGGGTCATCGTCCGGCTCCGTTCAAGCGGGTGTACTGCTCGATGGACTGGGCGATGACGCGGCCCGCGTCCGGGCTCGGGGTGAGCATTTCGGCGTTGACGTTGATCGTGTAGACGTTGACGGTGCGCCCGGCGCCGAGGTCGAGGGCGGAGTCGGGGGTGAGGATGGCGGTGGCGCCCACGTCGCGGGTGAGGCCCTGGAGGCTGGCGCGGACGGCGGGGTACTGGGATTCGAGGCCCCGGATGAAGCCCTGGATGACGTAGCGCCCAGCGGGGGTGAGGATGCGTTTGTCGAGGTCTTCGGGGCCCTTCCAGCTGGTGAGCCAGCTCGTGAGGTTCCCCAGGGTGTCCTTGACGGAGGAGAACATGCCGAGGATGCCGTCGATAAACCCTTGGATCAGCGACCGGCCCGCGCTGAGGAGGGTCGAGCCGATGCTCCCGAGGGCGGAGGCGGCCTTGCCGGGCAGGGAGGCGACGTAGCTGATCGCGGTGGAGATGCCGGAGCTGATGGCGCTGGTGAGGGAGCTCATGGCGCCGCTGATGGCGCTGGTGATCCCGGAGCGGAGGTTGTTGAAGAATCCGAGGACGCCCGAGACGAAGCCGCTGATGGCGCCGCTGATGGCGCCGACGACGCCGCTGATTACGCCGCTGATGGCGGACCACACCGCCGAGGTCACGGAGGCGATGGCGTTCCAGGCGCTGGTGAACACGGCGGCGACGGCTTGGACCGCGCCGCCGACGGTGCCGGTGAGCAGGGCCGCGAACTCGGAGAGCACGCCGACGACGCCGCTGATGATGGGGGTGATGAGCTGGATCGCTGCGGAGAGCACGGTCCCGACGACCTGGGCGACCATGCTCACCGCGTCGATGATCGGGGTGAGGACGGCGATGATGACGGACAGTATTGGGGCGAGGGCGGAGACCAGGGCCTCGATGAGCGGGGCGAGGGCCGTCACGAGCTGGCCGACGAACTCCGCGATGCTGGCGATGAGCTGGGCGACGACGGGCAGGAGCGGAGTGAGGGCCGTCACGAGGGTGTCGATGAGCTGCATGACGACGGGCAGGAGCGGAGTGAGGGCGGCGACGATGGACCCGATCACGGCGCCGACGGCCTGGAGGAGCGTCCCGAGGGCGGGGAGGACGGGCACGAGCGCGGAGACGACCGCCTCGATGATCTGGCCGAGGATGGGGATGAGCTGGGCGATCATGGGGACGACGGTGGTCCCGACGACCTGGGCGATCTGGGTGAACAGGTCCGCGATGGTGGGCAGGACCGGCGCGAGGGCGCCCGCGAGGGACGAGGCGAGCTCGCCCAGGGTGGGCAACAGGGACGATAGCGCGGTGGAGAGGAGGCCGCCGAGGATGCCGGCGGCCTTGCCGAGAACGTCGACGATTGTGGGCATGGTGTCCGCCAGGCCCGTGGTGAGGGTGTCGGCGAAGCCCTGGAGGGCGGGGGTGATGGCGGGCAGCGCTTTTGCGAGGGCGCCCCCGATGCTGGCGGCGAGGTCGCCGACGGCCTTGGCGACGACCGGGAGGATCGGGGCGAGGGCCTGGAAGATGAGGTGGACGGGGCTGAACGCCCCCGCGATCTGGGCGGCGACGGGGATTAGGTCGGCGAGGGCGGGGAGCACGGGCGCGAAGGCTTCCCCGATCTGGGCGGCGATGGGCGCGATCACGCCGACGGCGGCGGAGAACGCCCCGCTGATGGTCTCGATGTGGGCGCCGATCTGGCCGACGACGGGTTCGAGGACGCCGCCGAGGCCGGAGAACACGCCTTTGACGGCGGCGATGACGGGGGCGAGGCGGTCGGGGACGCTGGTCGCGAAGTCCGCGAACTTCTGGCCGGTGCCGTCGAGGGCGGCGGCGATCTTGGGGCCGAGGGAGTCGGCGAGGGCGGCGGCGAAGGGGCTGAGCGCGGTCGTGATCCCGTCGATGCCCTTGGTCGCCTCCTGGAAGAGGGTTTTGATCTGCGGGAAGACGGGCGAGACGGCGACGGCTCCGAGGCGCCCGAGGGCGGCGCCCATGTTCGCGAACGCGCCTTTGGTGGTGTCGGCCATGATCCGGCCCGCGCCCGAGATGTTCGTCTCGACGGCGGCGAGGAAGTCGTCGAGGCTGACCTTGCCCTCGGTGACCATCTTCCGCAGCTCCTCGGTGGTCACGCCCATCGACTCGCTGAGGTACTTCCAGATGGGGATGCCCCGGTCGGCCAGCTGGTTCATCTCCTGGGTGGTGACCTTCTGGTTGGTCGCGACCTTCCCGAAGATCGCGCCCATCTCCTCCATGCTGGTGCCCGCGATCTGCGCGGTGTCCGCGACGAGGCCGAGGTAGCGTTGCAGCTCCTTGCCGGGCTTGATCTGCGCGGCGAGCGCGGACGCCGCTGTCGTCGCGGCGGCGTCGAGGCCGAACGCGGTGCCCTTGACGGAGGCCAGGGCGTCGTTCGTGACCTGTTTGACGGTCTCGGTGGTGGCGCCGAGGGCACGGAGCTTCGCCTCGGCGTCCTCGATGGCCATGGCGCGGCTTATGCCCTTCTTCGCGGCGAGCGCGGCGATGGCGCCGCTGATGGCGCCGACGGCGGCGACGCCGGTCTTCGCCGCACCGGCCAGCTTGGAGCCCAGGCCGGAGAGCACACCGGCGACCTCGCCCATCCCGGACTTGAATCCGCTGGTGTTGGCGAGGACGGAGACGATGACGGTTTGGCGCCCCACCGGACCACCCTTTCTACTTGTTCTTGAGGACCTTGATGAACTCTTCGAGCTCGATCAGGGATAGCTGCTTGTACTCGCTGGGAGACATGCCCGCCGCCACGCACACGCTGGCCATGAGGCGGGCACGCTCCCTCACTCGGGGTCCGGCGCGCCCCCTTCGTCGACGAGTGGGGCGATGATCTTGTTCGCCTCGCCCATGGGCATTTGCGCGATCTCGTCGAGGGTGCGCGGCGTCCCGGCGCGGCGGCTCATGATGTACACGAGGCCCTGGAGGACGCGCCCGATGGGCTTGTCGGCGTCGATGGTGGCGAGGGCCTGGCCGGAGATGTCCTCTAGGTCGATGATCTCGGCGACGGTGAGGGAGTCGAAGTTCACGGGGGTTTCCTGTCTACTTGAGGTTGTTCCGGGTGAGGATGTCGCCCAACCCGGTTTCGAGGCGGTCGATGACCTGGGAGCTGGTTTGCTCGACGGCGCGGACCATGAAGGGGTTCGGGGCGAGGCGCCGCGCGGGCCAGCCGTAGTGCACGACGCCCGCGTAGGGCAGGCGCTTGCTTTCGTAGCCCGCGCGGACGACGGCCTTTGTCTTGCCGCGTCCGGCGCGGATCGCGGCGCGGAGCCGCCCGGTGCGTGCGGGGGCGAGTGCCCGGCCCCGGGCGGCGACGATCTCGCCTATCGAGTGCATGAGGTCGCGCATGTTCTCGGCGTCCGCACCGGCTTGCTCGGCGGCGCGGATCGCGCGGGCCAGGCCCTCGACCTTGAATGCGACTTCCACGTCAGGCGCTCGTCTTCTGCTCCCAGGAGATGACCGGCAGCTCCAGGTCGAACGTGGATTCCTCGTTGACCTTGACGGGCAGGGTCGGGGGCGTGGAGATGGTGCACACGCCCGTGTAGTGGGGCTGGTCGGCGCTGGGGGTCTCGTTGCCGTTGGGCGCGAACATGAAGGGGATGTCCTTGCCGACGTTGTCGAAGAGGAGGCGCCAGAGGCTCGCCGACGCGGTGGAGACGATACCGGCGACCTTGAGCTTCATCTGGGTTCCGCCCGCGCCGATGGACCCGAAGGTCGCGGTGGAGTCGGAGTCGGAGGGCTCCATCTGAGCTTCGCTCATGTCGGGCCACACGTCTTTGTCGTTGAGCTTGAAGCCGAGCTTCTTCCCCTTGATGCGGGGGGATTCCTTCACGGTGACCTTGGGGGGTTCGGGGGCCATGATGTGTGTCCTTTCACTGGTGGATTCGGGTGGTCACGTCGATCGACGTGGCCGGAAGGGTGAACTGGTCGCCCTGGAGGTAGAACGGCGGGCTGATCTCGGTGACGGCCCAGTCGGTGGGGTCGAGGACCTGGAGGACGGCGGCGGCCATCTCCTCCAGGGCCTCGATCTGGTCGGTCTGCTTTCCGCGCGTGGAGACGCACAGGATGCGCAGGGTGATCTGGTGGCGGGTCTGGAAGCCCGCGTCGGGGGCGGCCTCGACCCACGGCGTGGCCGGGGTGATGACGATCTGCGGGGGCGCGGGGCGGTCCACGTCGTGGGCGACGACCTCCAGGCCGTGGATGCGGTCGGAGAGCAGGGCGGCGAGGCCCTGGCGCGCGGCGGTGAGGATGTTCATGCGAACACCGGTCCCACCCACGGGGCGAGCACTGGGCGGGCCGCCACCATGGGGTCGCGGGCCAGGCGGATGCCCCCACTCCCGTCGTCGGTGAACCCGCTGACGATGCCGCCGGTGGCGTCGCGGGCTGCCCAGAGCTCGGCGGCGACCTTGTTGACGGCGATGGCGACGATCTCGGCGGGCACCTCGCGCCCCTCGATGTGCCGGTGCACGAGGAGGCGGGCGCTCATGAGCACGGGCGCGATCTCGTCGCTGGTGGCCGAAGGCGAGCGCAGGTACGCCTTGAGGGCGTCGATCTCGGCGGGGGTGGGGGCCTCCACGTCACGCCCCGATCTTGAGGGGGACGAGCAGGTCGGGGCGCTCGACGGCGATGGCCGAGTAGTAGTAGACGCTCATGTCCCGCGTGAGGGTGAGGATCGCGTCGTCCTGGAGGTGGGCGAGCCCGGACGTGTAGACGCGGATCGCGTCGGCGTTGAAGAACGTGCCCGCGACCTTCTCTCCGCGGGCGCTGGTGGCCTTGAGGTCGGGGATCACGGTCACGTTGCCGAGCTGGCCGGAGAGCACGTCGGCGGAGAGGGTGCCGATGGTGCCGGTGCCGTGCCCGGTGATCGCCATGTAGGGGACGCCGCTGGAGGTCTCCAGCGCCCCGATCTTGAGGAACGTCGCGCGGTCCACGATGAGGCCCGTGATCGGCGCGCCGAGCTCCTGGAACATGCTGTTCGCGTCCACGAGCATCGCGAGGAGGTCGGGATAGGTCAGGGCGTCGATGGCCTTGGAGATGGTAATGCTGGCCGTGGACTCCTTGGTCTGGGTCTCGTAGGAGGAGTGGAAGAACGCGGCGGCGGTCTTCCCGGCGGCGGCGGCCATGGCCTTCACGGTCAGGTCCACCATGTTGGTCCGCGTGCGCTGGATTTCCTGGAACGACATGGACGACGCGCCGCCCCACGTGTGGATGTCCGCCGTGCGGACCTTCGTGCTGACGTTCCCGGTGGGAAGGGCGTCGCCCTCCTTCTTCTGCTCGGCGACCTTGACGGTGTTGTCCTTGAGCTCCAGGAACTCCAGGGTCATGCCCTCGGCGGGCAGGGAACCGGTGGAGAAGTGGCGGGCCAGGGGGTTCGCCTCCTCGATGATCCGGGTGAGGTCCTTCATGAACTGCGGGTGCCCGGCGGTGAGGCCGTCGTCGGCGGTCTTCCCGCCCGCGTAGTCGCGGCGCATGAGGGGGGCGATGGCCTCGCGGGCCTGCTCGTCGCCGGAGGCGAGGGCCTTGACGAACTCGCCGACGCTGCGCGTGTCGGCGACGGGGGCGGGGGCGGGCTGCGCGGCGAGCGCGACCCGGCGGTCGAGGTCGTCGATGTGGGCGCGCAGCTCCTCGATGGTCTCGGTGGCGTCGGTGGCGTTGGGCATGGGGGTTCCTTCCGTGGGGGTTTGTGCGGCTCGCACGTCGGTGATCTTGGCGTCCTTGTACGCGGGGTTCAGGACGACGGAGAACTCGACGGCGCGGGCGCTGGTGATGGTGGTGATGGGCTCGCCGTCCTCGATCTCTTCGCGGGCCTCCAGGAGCTCGAAGCCGATGCTCATGGATCGGAGCACGCCGTCGCGCAAGAGGGTGTACACCTCGTCACCGGTCGGGGTCTGGGAGATGCGGGCGGTGATCTCCAGGCCCTCGTCGGTGTCGCGGGCGCTGGTGATGGTCCCGATGGGCGTGCGGTGCTGGTAGGCGAGCACGGCCTCGGAGGCATCGACGCTGCCCCGCTCGAACCGCTCGCGGTACCCGAATCCCATGTCGTAGATCGCGCCGAACGGGACGCCGATTGCGGTGAACTCGCGGGTGGCGGCGTCGGCGGCGCGGACGGCGAGGGGGACGGTGAGGGTTGCGGTGCGGACGTTCATTGTGCGGCCTCCTGGGCTGGTGCGGTGGTGAGTGGGGTCAGGCCCTCGATCCCGCGCACCTCATCGACGGTGAGGAATCCGGCGCGGATGCCGATCTCGTGGGCCTCGTACCGGGTCTTGGTGTCGGGGCGGAGCACGGCGTCGAGGTTGAAGCGCACGGACTGCCCGCGCGGGAGGAGCCAGGTGAGCATGTCCTCGATTGGCGCGAGGTAGCCCATGAGGGTGTCGCGGAGCATGTCGAGGGTGGCTTGCTCGATGTTGTTGTAGGTCAGGGACGCGCCCTCGATGGCCACGGCGAGCTTGGCCGGGGGGATGCCGAAGAGCCTGGCCACGCGGACGACGCTCCACTTCTGGGAGTCGAGCCACTGGAGCTCGGAGGGCTTGACGCCGACGGGCTTGTAGTCGAGGTCATGGCCGAGGACGGCGGTCTTCCCGGCGGTCTGCTTCTCGTCCCACTCGGCGGCGGCCTCGGCGGCCTGCTCGCGGGTGAGCGGCTGGCTGGTGGACAGGATTCCCGACGGCGTGCCGCCCCGGGTGAACAGGTTGTCCGCGTAGCGGGCGACGCGGACCATGCCGGTCAGGCCAGCGCGGGCGGCCTGGATGGGGCCGAGGCCGAGGGCGCGGCCCGGGATGGTCAGGTACCGCAGGTGCGCGATCTCCGTGGGCGGGACCTCGGTGCCGTCGATTGTGTAGTGCGCTTGGCGGTTGGCGTCGAGGGCGACGGCGACGCGCGAGGCGTCGAGCACGTCCAGGTTCAGGATCGCGCCCGAGTCCTCGCGGCGGATGCGCCAGAACGCGTTCCCGGTGAGGCTGAGGGAGGCGACGGTCTCGATGACCCACTGGCGCTGCGTGCGCCAGGCGTCGGGGCGGGCGACGACCGCGCTGGCGATGGGCTCGGTGCCGCGCCAGGCGTCAATCGTGAGCTGACCGGCGAGGGTCTGGAGGTAGGACAGTGCGCGGAACACCGCGTCGAGGCCCACGATCTCGTCGAGGGCGACCGCCTCGCGGCGCGCCGGGGGCAGGACCCGGGGCGAGACGGGTCGCGCCTCCTCGCGGGCGTGGATACCGAATGCGGCCAGTAGCTTCATGCCGAGAAGGTCACCACAGGGTGTTCGCTATTTCCGCAGCGCGCGGCGTGTCGCGTCCGCGTAGGCGCGGGCGCCCGCTCCCCCGGCCTCCAGGGACTCGCCCTCCTCCATGCCCGCGGCCAGCGCGTCCTCCAGGACCCGCTGGCGCGCCTCGCCCACCAAGTCGGAGAAGGTCGTCAGCGCCACCAACTGCCGATTCGTGAATAGATCGAACCACTTGTGGAAACCATAGTTTTGAACGCGGAAACCAAGTGCACGAACGGGTAATTGGGCTTCCCCCTCCGCCGAAGGACGCTCCACTGCCGCCGCTGTCATATGTGTGTCATCGGGAGACACGTAAATCCTCCCACTCTTGCTTTCGCCGACAACGGCGAGCAAATGCGCGCCCATCCTGTGCGCCTGCGCCTCACCTCTAATGTAGTCAAGAGGAATGGGCGTTCCATCGGCTATCGATACGGCCCCTCGCCGGTCAATCGATCCGTCATCAGTCCCCTTCGGGCCGTTCGCGTCGTTGACCACTTCGTAGTGGACCCGGCCGTCGCGGACGGTGGCGCGCACCCACGCCTCTTTCCCCTTCTTCTTCGACAGCCACCAGGAGTTCACCAGGGGCACCTCGATGGGGTTGGCGGGGTTGGGGCTCTTCACCGTGCGAGCCCATTTC